GGAATGAGGTAGTCATTGACGCTCGTCGCGTTGATATGGCGCATCTTCGCCATGACTGTCACCGGCTTATCCTCGTCGTTGTGGCAGCGGTCAGTCAGCAGACTGCGACGGTACTGCGGCAGAGTTTCATCTGGGTCGTAAACTGCCAGATCCAACTCTAGCAGCGTCGTCGCATCGTACTCATACAAACGACTTGCCGTGTTCGTGGCTTCGCGGATGACGCCGGTCAGAGTGGTGAATTTCTTGGTAGACTGAACGTACGGCAAGGCGAGCGTCAGCTTCTCGCCGTCGATCCAGACGCCACCGCTCTGGGTTCGAATCCATTGACCGTTTTGATCAACACCTTGCAGCGTGATGGTTTTGCCGACATCCGAAGCGTCGCCAGGGTAGACTCGGAGATAGCTGTTAGTACCGCCAGACATGTCGCGGTAAGAAACCACAGTGCCACGGTCAATAAGCTGCTTGCCGACGCACACTTGGTTTCCATTGAGAAGTCCGTATCCGGTTTCCTGAAACTCAAACCATTGATTGCGAACCGTTCCAACTCCGCAGCAATCGGCGACAGCCTCAATCGTCTCAATCTGACGCGGCCAAGTGATGCAGCCGCCGACCGTGTGAATCGTGAAACGTCCGTACGCGCCAGCCCACAAACCCTTGTGAAGCAGTCGGCGGCAAGCCTGATTGATGTAGTCGTAAACGCGCGCGTCATCGACGCAAACGCCGATAGCCCGAGCAATCGTTGACCTGATATCTTGGACGATCAGCTTCATTTGGTGTAGTAGACTCGGGCGGTTCGCTTGATGAAGTAAACACCGTAGAACGGCGGAAGATTGTTGTGGGCTGCATCGCCACCGGCATCTCCGCTGCTCTTAACGATGTCGTTGAAAGCGTTGGCATCAGGGCCGAGATAAAGTGTCTTAAGCTGATTGCCGCCTGCGGTGTCCTGAGAATCCCAAGTCATCGTGTGGCTGTGCTTCGGCATTTCCGATGTAACAAGCGTGTGCTTGTCCTCACCGGCAACAGCGGTCGAGGTGGTTGTTCCGTTGACGCTGACAACTCCGCTCGCTGCGAATGTTCCAGCGCCGACCGGGAATCGAGCCTCGAACAAAGTGTCAACCTCCCACATCGGTCCAGACCAATTGCTAGGAGCGTTGGTATTTCCGCCGTCGTAAGTCTGAAGATCGGTGGTGGTTCCGATGTAGATGCGTCGCTCGGCAGATCCGGCGGCAATCGGATGCTGTCTCAGCCAGTAGCCACTTTGGAAAACCCACCAATTTCCGTTTTCATCCAACCACGGATAAACCTGATTGTTCAGCGCCGGAACAGATGCACCGAAGTTGAAGAACGAGTTTCCAATCGAACTGTTGAACGTCGCCTGGGTGCCGCTGATGACATCGTTGGCCAACTGTTGGTAGTTGGTCGGACAATACCCGACCGGCAAACTCGGGGGCGTCAGCGTGATAAGCGTAAGGTTTGGCATGCTGTTTTAAGTGTTAACGGATTCCGACGTGTAAGTCAGCGGGTTGATGTCGCACGCACTGATCGGTGTGCATGCAGGGAACACCGTCCGGCAATCCCCAACACTCGGCTCCTGAATATCGTAAGCGTGAACTCGAAGACTCTTGATGCGGCAGTATCCGATGATGTTCATCGCAACCTGAACCTCGTAAAGATTCCGAGCCGGAGTGCTGATCGTCTCGTTGCACGGAGCATCTGAAGGCGTCGGAAAACGCATCTTCGGACGATACTGCGGCTTGAAGTTTTGAATCGGGCAAAGATTGAAGCACTGCGTCGTCGTCGCGCATTCAGAAAAGTCAGTCCACTCAATCCAGCCAGGATACTGATCAGGCCGATAGGTGACGTTGAAGGAGACATCACCCTCAAGCGAATCGATGAACAAGTCGCCCGAATCCAGTCGCTTCAATCCAAACGGAACTTCGAAGTTGTAGGCGCGAGTCTGCACCTGCCACTCAATCTCCTTCTTACCATCCGGGATATTGTTATCGAACTTGTCCGCCTTGGTGACTTCCCAGATTTGAATCGAGTCATCCGATCCGCGAGCGATGCAGAAGCACTGATCGCCGTAAGCGTTCTCAGTCTTGACGATCTGAAGTACATCAAGTCCGGTCCAGATTCCCGACCACGCAGGCGGAAACTTTTTCCGCATCGACGTAATCAGGTCGAAGTCCAAGACAGCCAACGCCTTGTGAATGACACCCTCGGCATTGTACCGAGGCTGGCAAGTCATCAGGAGGCGATTGTCGAACACAACCGCAGAACTGGCCCACAAGAGATTCGTCTGATCGTTCTCAATGACATTCAGCATCTCGCTGCTGATCGGTGTGTTGCCATAATCACTGAACGAGCGTCGAGCGATGATGAACGAGCGGACGCCATCGACAGCGCGGTAAAAGACATCGCCATTGATGGTGATGGCCGACCGAGAGCCAAGCGCACCGCTCGTAAGCAAACTGATGGCTTGAATCGGATAGTTCAGGTTCTTCCAAACATCACGATCAACAGGCGCTTGAACCGAGAAGACGTATCGAGGCGTGAAGACTAGAAGCGGACCTTGACCGAGCGAGGTGTCAGGATCGCCTGGGACAGCCATCGCTGTGATACCCCCTGAATCCGACGGAACCGCAAAGTCTCCGCCTTCATTGAGGAAGGTGTTCTCGGTTTCCTTGAGAACACTCGCTCGCGTTCCATCCCCATAAACGATGTCGGTAGCGCGGAATGAAAACCCATCTGGAAGAGCGTACCAGATACGGCCATTGACGTAGGCCATAACCTTGCCGGTCTTAATCTCATCGTCGCTCGCTCGACGTAGACTTGTCCCGTTGAAAATCAGCGGCCTGCTAAACCCATCCTGAATGACAACAAAATTCTCAGCCTGAACCATCCAGCCATCGAGCAGGTTGGAAGGATTCTCTAGGTCAGGAGAGGTTGTGAGGTTCTGAGCCTTGTTCTGAGCAACGTCGTAGAACCAAACCTCGCCACTGATCAGCATCAGTACGAACGTGCGTCCATCGTCGGCAATGTAGGGTAGCGCACACTGGAACGTGCCGGTCAGCGACTGAGGCCCGTAGCAATCTTCTGACCAGCCATCAGCGGTAACGTTCGTTTGATCAGAGGTAATCTGATCGTTGTCAGCCGTGATGGTGACGCACAGGTCGTAATCCTTTTGAACGAAACCGGGGCGGCATGAGACAAACCCCTGTCGGAAGTTGGCATTGACCGCAAACGCCACCTGATTCTTATCCACCTCAGACGGCATCACACCAGCGTCAATGCCACCCTCAAAGGTGACAGATCCGTCCGTGTACCTCCGTGGTGCGCGTTCGCTCATGGTTTAAGCCTGAATACGCTGGACCGAGAATGAGGAGCCGGTTTGGACATTCAAATCGTGTCCTGCAGTCTGAATCAAGATGTCGTAGTAATCGCCAACAGTTGCAGCTTGGTCGATGTAAGAAAACGAGACAGGCGATAACGATTGGGTGGCGCTTGCGCTGACATTAAACGAAAGCGTTTGAAAAATGTTTGAACCTAGCTTCCTTAAGAAAACAACGACCTGAGCAGTATTTGTATTTGCCAGCAAATTGAACACACCTTCGATTTTGTAGTATCCAGTGTACGGAACCACAAATCGCCCAGTCGCATCGACAAAACCTGAAGACGGATCTAAGTTTGCCCAAGATCCAGAAGGAAAATCTGTAAGGCTAAACGGATTTTTGGTTGTTCCAGTCGCAATCAGGTTGGTTCCGGTCAACCTCCGTGTAAACGTGACGTAGCTGAACGCAACAATCGACGGAGCTGACAGCGTGATGTTTCCGGCGCTGTTCGTAACGACAATCGGAGCCGTTCCGACAATCTCCTTCTGAAGATAAGCCGCTCCGTCGCCGACCAGAATCTTGTTCGCGGGGGCGGTCGTTAGGTTTGTGCCACCCTTCGCAATCGGAACCGTGCCGGTGACATCCGCAATCGGAATCGTGGCAACCGTGGAAACTGCGCCAAAGCCGCCAGATCCTTGAGTCTTGAGATAGCCAGCAGATAGCGAATCAAGAGCAGTCTCGTTCGTCAGCGTGGCATCCGCAGTGCGGCAAATGTACGACGCGCCAACCGGAGCGCCGCCGGATACACCGGGAGCGCCAGTCGCGCCAATCGCTCCAGCAAGGGTGATAAGTGAGCCAGTCGGAATCAGCGTAGTGGGAACAGCGTTGGCAATTCCGAGAACTCCAGAAGCGGGGTTCTGAAGCGTCAGTTGCAAGCCATCAACCGACGTAACCTGCATGTAGCCAAGACCTTGAATCGAGACAAAGAACTGGCCAGCAACCGATTCTGGCAGGAAATCGGTGTTATCGACAAAAACAAGAACGCTCGAACCGAGCGCAGGAACAAAAAAAGAAGCCGTCGTGTAGGTAAACGAATCAATTCCGTTCGTTCCATTGGTGCCG